TGCCAATAGCCGGACCTGAACAGTGAATATTTACCACTTTCATCGTCCCGATCGCGTCATGCAGCGCGATCGCTTCAGATCCATTGACCAGCGTTAATGTCACCAGAATGGCGATCTTTCCTTCGCCAACCTTATTGAAAACTAGAGAATTACCGTTGAACTCCGGGTAAGCTCCATTGGTGATTTCGATATCCACCCCGCGCAAAATCCCCGTTTTCTCCGTTGTTCCAACAGTCGCCCATGAATCGTTGATATATAACTGAGTCAGCAGTCCGTTGATCTCGTTCACCACCGGCAAAGCGATCGCCGTCGTGAAATTCGTCTTCGTGTTCTGCCTGGCAAAATAGTCATACTCGATCTTTGCCACCGCATCGCTGCCGTCCTGCGGGATGGTGATGGAAATCTTCATCCGCTCACCGGTCATATATTCCTGCTCAAACGCCTGAACCGAATCTCCAAATTCAATCGTCGCTGAATCCAACGCGTTAGAGTTCACCAGATCCGGTGTAAATTCCCACAGATAATCATCCTGACCGGTCGTCTGCTCTGCGGGTGTTACCCCGCCCTTGAGCAGCATCGAGAACAGCAGCGGCAATGCCTGGAAATACGCCCTGTCAAAAACCAGCGTATTGTTCACCAGCTTCCCGCTGGTCATCACAGCCCGGTAACCATTGACCTTTTTCCCGATATCATCCTGCGGGATGGTTGGTACACGATCCAACACATACTTCAGCGTCGCCAACAGCCTGGTATCCGCCGCCACCGCCGTTCCGTGCGCCGCCGGACTTTCAACACCAATTTGAACCTGTTCTAATGCCATTTTTCACCTCACCAAACTTTTTTATCAATAAAGTTCTTTACCAAATAAGGCTAAGCCTTTTTATTAAAAATTTCTTTGCGTTCTTTGCGCCTTTGCGAGAGATCATGCGCTCACCGTGTACTTCCCGCTCTGACTCTCCTCCACCGTCCAATCCACCTCGATGACGAAATGCTCGTCCTCGTTGCCCCATTTATCCATCCCCATCTGCATGGACGTAATCCTGAAATCCGTCACCAGCCCCCCAAGCGTCAAATGCCCTGCCGCGGCCTTCACGATCTCGTTGATGAACTTCATCACAAAGCCCATCTGTGATCTCACCAACCCGGATGTAATGTGAAAATGTGTTCTCCCGTGAAATACCGCAAAGCATACACCTCCCAGACTGTAGGAATGATTGACATCCATCACAAACGAAATCGCCGATGGAAAAACGCTCACGCTTTCCGGCACCCTGTCGAAGGTGTAACTCAACACCCGCTTGTTTTCAACGCTCACCTCCCCCCACACATCGGTCAGCGCCTTGCCCCAGCTCGCAATCCCGTATGCCATCACTTCACCCTCATTCCTGCAGTGATCTTATCCAGCGCCGTTTTCAGATAACCCAGAACGACACTTTTTTTCTGTTCCATAACCGTCCTCACAACAGGCGTGCCCTTGATGCCCTTCTGCTTGATACTTCTCGCCAGCGCATACGCCGCCTGCATCGATTCCTGCTCTGTTTTTGTTCCAAACTTCGCTTCTACCCAGGGGATCAAATCATGCACCCAGGGCTGCCTGTTTTTACGATTTTCATAATAAGAACCATATTGCATGAACCTGAACACATGCGCCCTTGCGTTCCTGCCCTTATCCGATGGGCCGGTGATACCGGTTACTGACCCAATCCCATTCACCTTCAACCTTGTCCCGATTGATTGAGCCGTAGCTCCCGTGAATTGTTTCACCCTCGGTACCAGTGCCCCCTTCATCTCCTTGTTGCCCTTGCGCACAGCCTGCACCAGGTACTTGTTCATCTCCTCAGGCATCTTCTCGATCAATGCAAGCTGCCGCGCCAGATCGCTGTCACCACTGATCTGAGCCTCAAAGTCAGCCTGAGTCAATTTCGATGGCATTCCTTAATCTCCCGTGTTGAATTGATCAAGAACCGTTGAGATCTGATTTGGCGGAAATTCGCTGTAATATCTGCCAGATCCCATTTCACTGTTACCGGTAACACCAGTGAATCCGCTCTCCGCCTTCATCCGCATCAGCGCGGCGATCTGCCTGCATAAATAATTCACCGTCTCAGGCACAACCATCTGGTAAACCGCCTTCGCAGTGTGCGCTGACGCCGTTGTACCGTTCACACCTCGCACCACCGTGAACGTCCTGTAAACTCCAATTGCTGAATCATCCGCGTGCGCTGCTTGGGTTGTCCCGTTCCATCCGCGCTTTACCGCCAGCTTGTTCCCGCCGATCTTCTGGATAAACAAATCCTCAGTCCCGATCTGGATCACCTCGCCCGCGTGAAACTCCGCGCCGTTATCCACAGTGATTTCATCATCCCCATCCGCAATCGCCACGTTCACCTTCGAAGTCGCCGCCGTTGCCGCCGGGCTTCCCGGTCCTCCCGACCCCGCGCTGACGTACTCCTGCTCATTTTCGATCCGCACCACCATACCCGGGCTGATCACACTTCCGTCCGCGACCACCAGCGTGGTCTCCGTTGCCGTTGCCTGAGTTACCGTCACCCCCAGGCTTACCGAATCATCATACTTACCCCACTTGCCCGTGATCTCAATATCATCCTCATCCCCCCACAGACAATCTGTTTCAATGGAGATATATGGACCATTCGCCCACATCCGGTTCAGCGGCTTCAAACGCAAATCGGCTGCAGAGATCGTCACACCATCGTTTACCAGTGTGGTCAGCTCTAAAAGTGGAGGAACAAACAACGGCTCTCCTCGATATTTCCAGTTCACCCCGAATTTGCGCATTTCCGTCACCGGAATGAACTCCCCGCCCTTTTGCCGGATGATTTCACTCGCCGCCTTGATTCGGTCCATCAGATCTGCCTGATCCTCAAACCCGCGCATCTTGAGATCATCCATCACTTCCTTGGCCGTGCAGTAAACCTGAGCAAGTGGCATTTCGATTCCCTCAAAAATAAGAAAAATAATTCCCGATTCCCATGTGGGGGCGCTCAATTGAACGCCCCCATCACATCAACGAAATACTCGCCTATCCAACCAGAATTGCCATGGCATCCGGCTTCACGGCCTTCACACCCCAGGCCAGACCAACCTCGTAAGCCACCCGGCGGTGCTGACGATACATCGCAACCTGGAAGGTGATACCGGTCTGCGGGTCAGTGATATAAGCTACATCATCCGCAGCGTCGCCGCCTTCCGGCATGGCCGGTGCGCGCATCAGCAAATGGATTGCCGAACGGCTGAACGCCAGGTTCGCTGTGTAGCTGTTACCAATGGCAATGGGATCATTGTTCACCCATGCGGTCTTGAGGCCGGTTCCAGCCAGCACAATATCTCCGTCGCCGTCTCCAGCAAAACCGGTTTTCACCAGATATTTATTGGTGTCACGACCGGTCTTGGTGTTGGTGATAATATCGCCCGCTTTGATAGCTCCAGCTCCAGTATCCACATGAATCGTGGTGCTTCCGGCCGCATAACCTGCAGTCAGATCGACTGCATAGGCACTGCCACCACCCTTGGTGTGGGTTTTCACCTGAGCGCTTTCGCGCATATCGAATCCAAGCAGCGGCAATAAGACCCCGCGCCGCAGCAGTGAATCATTCCCAGCATCTCCCGCGTTGGTCAGCTGGGTCAATGAACGCAAATTCACGCCTGCTGTGGTGTCAATCACGCACTGCAGATCGCTCTGCGGTGCCCCGGCGTCCTTCAACAGCTTGCCCAGTTGAGCCAGGCACGCCAGCTTATTGGTGCTGTCGAACGGGGTGGATCCCGCTGTGCCATAGAACCACGAAGCATAAACATACAACCCGGCCAGATCGGCTTCAACCTCATTAATCAATGTGCGCATCGATTGCGCAAACTGATCCTCAAGAGTCCTGCCGTAAAGCCCGCCCAGTCCCTTCTGTTCTTCACCGGTCCAGAAAAACGACGTGCTGCGGAACTTGGTAATCGTGATCGTTCCCGGAGAAACTGTCTGCTCATTAGGGTCAGGCCCCGTTGCCGACGCTTCAATATCGCCCGCGGTCTGTGCAGCCACGATCGGGTAACTGAGATTCTGATTCTTCGCCACCTGCTCACCTGAAGCATCAAGGGTGACCGCAGGAATAAACCCGGTCAGCTCCCTCATCACCACATCTATGGATTTATAGAGGGTAGGAATAAGACCAGTCAACGTATTTGCTTTTTCAACCATTTGAATACCTCCAAAAAAGATTTCTAGAAATTGATCATCCTAAGGACCGAATCAGTCCTCCAGGGCTCCGCCGGAGCGGATAAACGCCGCCTGTTCGCTCAGGCTTAACTTGTTGAACTCGGCCCGCTTGATGGTCGTTGGCTGTTCGTCAACTTCATCTTCAGGACTCGTATTGCTGACGGGTACGAAGTTCTTGGCGATGTCATTCGGCCGATTGGCCCTCTGCATCTTTTCATACAGAGCTTCAGCATCAGCCAGTTTCTTCTGCGCCTCATCCAGCTTCGGCTGCAGATCAATCACCGCTTTCAGCCTGCTCTCTTCGGTTCCGTCGAGCAGCAGCGTATGAATTTCATTCGCGATTCGCTGCTCCTCGTCCTTTGCCGCGTTCACTGCGTCAAGACACGGTTTCAAATCAAACATGATGTGACTCCTTTCGTAAAATTTGATTGACTCGCTCATTGAGGGCTCGCGCCTCGCGTACGATCTCATCATCCATTTCCCGGTTGCTGGATCCCGGTTGTGAAGATGAATTGTCAGTAAAGAATGCCCGCCGCACCTGCTCCGGCACATTCGAATACCCATCCAGACAATTTAAAATGGCTGCATTCTGCAAATTCATCGCACTTGCCTTTTGTGGCCCGCCGACAATTTCATCAATGAATCCATAATCCAGGGCCTCGCGCGCGCTCATCCACGTTGTGTCATGCATCATCTTTGAGATTCTCTCAACCCCCAGTTTGGTTTTCTCCTCATAGGTATCAACCAACCCATTCTTGATCACCTTGAGAAAATCAATCGCCGCCTTAAAATCTTCAGCATTTCCCCATACCATCATCGATGGATCATGAATCATGAAGTAGGCCGTATCCTGCATCAGGATCCTGTCACCCGCAATAGCAATGAACGTTGCCGCGCTTGCACATAATCCATCGATCCTTGTGGTCACCTTACCCGGGTAATCCACCAGCATGGACCGAATGGCACTCGCAGCATACACTTCACCGCCCGGCGAATGAATCCTCACAGTGATCGGCCCGCCTTTTCCCAGGTTATACAGATCAGCCTTGAATTTTGCAGGGGTAATTTCATCACCCCACCAGCTGTATTCGCTGATATACCCGTAAAACTCGATTTCCGGTTCACCGCTTTCAGATTCAGCGGCATCCCGCAACGTCCAGAATGGTTCGTATGGTTTCGCGTTACCCTCAAAACACCGTACCGGAACTTTCAATGTTTGAATTGCCTTACTCATGACCACCTCCAATCGGCAAAATATTCCCCGCCATGTAAAATCTGTCACCGTCCGGATATGCGCTCATATCATCCTTTTCGCGTGCCTCGTTCGGTGTCATCATTCCGTTTTGAATCCTGATCTGCATCGATTCAGCCCTTGCTTTGCTGTCCATCCGAAGCAGCGCTTCCCGTACAAACTTGAAATAGGTATAAGGTTGCTCTTCCCGCGATAACCACTTGATCCTTGCCGCCTCTTCCCACGGCACCAGGTAGGCATCTAGCGTTCCTTGCAGGTACTCGATGTATTTCTGTTCGTTAGAGTTGTAGGCTTCCTTGCCCCGGTTCAGCATGTGCTCCGGTAGCCCGAAGAAATTGCAGATCTGCCTGTCATTCGCATCGATACTCTCTAAGAATTGCTGATCCTTCAACTGAATATCGATTGGTTTGAACTCAGTGATCATGCTGTCAAATACAGCCAGGCGATAAGCATTTTCTGACCCGCTCATTTCTTCCTCAAACGCCTGCCGAATTCTTTTTCTCGCCTCCGGGTTTTTGATTTCCCCGGCTGTTTTGATGTACCCCGCAGGCATAAAACCCTGCGAGAAAAACTTCGATTGCGTTTTATGTGCTGCCAGTTGTCTCCCAAATGTCTCTCTGGCAAAAGTGATCACACCACGCCCCATGAACCCTGTCGCGTCCGGGTTGATCAGCAGGTGCAGAATCTCAACCGAAGGAATATAAGATGCCTTGCCATTGGTAAACTCATGTCGGTACCACAGATTGCCGTCCATATCGAACACCGGTTGCGTCTTATTCGCAGGAAGAACCAGTAATTGCCGCGGACCTACAACCGGGCTCCAGATATAGGCATTCCCGTAAAACAACAGCCACTCAATGGTTGCTTTCTTGAACTGAAACGGTGACCATCCCCAGATATTTGGGCTCACCTGCAGCAGGTACGCCATATTGCGCGTGACCGGATCAGGTTGCACCTGTTCAATATTTCTACCGAAACGCCTCACCATTTGAAACGGCAACTTGGCAACATCGTCCGAAATAATATTTTTCGCCCGGTACGCTGTAGCGATGGCCTGTGCCCCGGCCACAGAAACCCGCTCTCCCGCTTCGGTGTAATACCCCCACGAAGGCGCATACTCCGCGTGTGGTGTTTCCTTCGGATCTTCTTTGACCTCTTTTTTTGTGCTAAGCAGTTCTCTGAGAATCATTTTTCATTTGCCTTTCCCTGCGAACCTTCAATCTTTCCCAAAATGACAGCCAGGCAGATTAGAAATAC